CTCATAGCCGGTATAATGCCGGCCCTCGAAAGTGACGCCCTTTTCGTTGTCCTGCCGGAACTGCTCCAATTCGGCGGCAGTATACTGCGGACGGGTCACGCCAAGAATGATCGGGCTGGCAACATGGCCGCAGTTCAGCGTGCCGATTCGGCGCACCAGACTGTTATTGAGTTCCTCATAGGCGGCGTCGCTGTACTGCAGGCCCTGTATCGGTTCATGGTCCGGGGCGCTGTTGGCGTGTGCGGAGATCTCCCAGCCGTTACAGCCGAGGGCGTCGTGGTTCTGCTGGCTGATCTGCTCCGTCATTAGGCCGAGACCACCCATGATATTGCACCGAACCGCCGCTTCCAGCCCGGTGTGTACCCCGGAAGCGTATGCGACAGAAACGCCATGCTTTACGATCCCGGAGCAGGCCCGCCGGATCGCGGTGTTGTAATCGGCGGCGCCGGTGAATACCTGCTGAAAGGCATAGTCTGTGCAGGCCATATACGCCTTCGGTAAAGTCTGATATTGACCGTATGGATCCATCAACATGATGGCCTTGGTCTGTGTGATGTTCTTCAGCCCATCACCAGCCAGGGCGACAGCGGCAGACACGATCTGCTGGATCGCCGGATTCGCGTCAAACGGTATGAAATACCCCGGATACCTGCTGAGCGTCGTATCATACCCATATCGAGCCGCCGTGCGTAGGAGTTTCCTCGCTTCCCCTCGGGTCACGCCGAGCAGCTGGGCGAGGTCTCGCTCCAGTTCCTTGCGGTCCTTCCCCAGCCATTCAGCGCGCCAGGCTTCATAGGCGGCGGTGCTGGTGAGTTTTCCCGCATCCTGTATGCGGCGGGCAATATCCTTCAGAAGGTAGGTGTTGATCGGGTCGATCAGACGCCCCGCAGCGAGGCGGAAACCCTCGATCTGCTCCGGCGTCAGCATTACTCATCCCCCGCCCCTTCCATCGCTTGGATCTCAGGCATATACTTCTCCCGAACCTTCTTCAGATCTGCCTCGGTTTCGATCGGCATATCGAAATACCAGCCGACAGCGATCTCCGGCTTCAGGAGGCCACGGGCCACCATGTCCTTATAGTCGGCCCAGGTCTGATCCTCGTCATACAAAATCCCATTGCCCCAGCTGATGACCACATCCTTGGCAGGGTCGATATCCGGGCCGGAGTAGATCTTATACATTCGCCCGAGGACGCCGCACACGCGCAGCGCTTCTCTGGCCGCAGTCTCCCACATGTGCTGGAAGTCGATAATGGTCAGGTTATAATCTCCGGCACTGCTGGTGATCTCCGTTGCGGTACGTTCAGCGGTCTCCACCTCGGAGAGCAGGCCGCGCTTCAGGCCGATCAAACTCTCCACATTGCGGAGGTACTCTGTCTTTCTCGCCAAGAAGGACTGCTCTCGCAGGGCCGGCGAGAAGATCGTCATGCCGACGGCGTCCGGGTCATCATCAAGGCCCACAAAGAGGTCATCCGTCAGCCGTTTCTTGCCGTCAGAGCCTGTCCTCAGCAGATCCGCTGACGCCACAATGCGACTCCGGCCATTCTCGAACTCCCGGTTGAGCTGCGCTTCGTTCCGGTTGATGTTGTGGATCAGGCCGGCCGCCGGCGCATAGACACTGACGGCGTCCGGGCTGCCATCCACCGTGTTCTCCTGCGGAGCCCGTACCGGGATCAGGCCGATGGAGCCGATACCCGGAAGAACCAACTCCGGCACCAGATCCGCGTATTTTTCCAAGGCGCCGAGGCTCGTTTCATACCCGAGGATCTGTGCGGTCTCGGAGCGGTACAGCTTGGTTTCGATTGTCAAATCGCCATTTGTATCCACACGGCGCCGTTCAAGCAGCGTGTAGTAAATCCGGCCCTCCACCGTGCGCTCCGCCATGCCGATATCTGTAATCTCATCGCGCTCGTTGCGCCCCAGCGGAATATAGCTGCCGCGAGACACCACGGCAAACGATACGCCCATCCGGCCAAAGACCGGCTTCAAGAAGCACTGCCCGCCGATGAGGGCCTGCTGCATAGCTTTAATCTTGGCCGCGTCCAGTTCCCGCAAAAGGGTGTCGATGTATTCAGCTCCCTGCTTTGTCGGCATGGCCTTGTATTCGGAGAAGGTGGTCCTGGTGAGCTTGGCCACCACCGACACCGGGATGCGCTGGCACGGGTCTTCATCCTGAGTAGGCTCCGTCTGATAATACAGCTGAGCCCAGTCCTTGATTGCCGCCTGCATCGCTGTGGAGGTGATGTCCTTCACGCCGAAAGCCTGCTCAAAGTTATAAACTTTTCCCTGCTCAAACAGGGCGGAGAAAATACTCACGGCTTAGATACCTCCCGACAGTTGATCACGATCCGGGGCTGGCGGCGCTGCGCTGCCTGAACCCCGTCGATATATGCCTGCAGGCGCTCGATCTCTCTGGCCTGGGCTTTACACTTCTCACTCAGCAGTTCGTTAGCACGCATCAGATCATCTCTGCACCATGCCGGAAGGAACCGCTCATACAGCCACTTTTTCAGTTTGCTCACTGGCCCCTCCGTTTCCAGATCTTGTTTGTGCCATATCTTACAGCGTCGATGTGATGGTTGGCTGCGTCAGGATAGCCCTGCAGCACCTCGCCCGTCTTTCCATCGCGCTCGTATTCGTATTCAGAAAATTCTTGCGCGGTATCTGGGCACCTGCCCGGGTCTATCACGATAGCGGCCAGCGATTGCAGCCACTTCATGGAGTAGGCGACGCTGCCCGGTCCCTTCTCAGATGCCCGGCAGTTCAGGCCGTAGCTGCGGTAATCGCTGACGGATTTCTCCTCAGCACTATCCGCGATCAGCAGCTCCCCGACAGGAATCCGGCCCTTAACCAGCGCCGCGGTGTCTGCATTGCTGGTACGGTTGCGGGTCAGCTCGTCAAACAGGTAGAGCGTGCGTCGGGCGGCGTCATAGTGCATCCGGTTCCATGCCCAGGGGTCAGGATACCAGCCCCAGTCCACGCCGTTTGTGACCCGGTCGAACTGCCCGATCTCGGCGTCTGTAATCGCCCGGAGTTGTAGATTTTCAAAGACCTGTGTACCGGAGCCGACCACTTCACCCAGATACTCATGCCGGTACCCGGTAGGATTTGTGTTCTTCAGGTGCTCGGCGTCGGCAATGAAACGCGGGCCGAGCCATTCCGGCGGAGCAGTCAGATAGGTGCTGTGATGGACCATCTGCCCGGGCTTCTTCTCCAGCACGTAACGATTGGCCCAGTTACGCGCCATCGCTGGCGGGTTAAAGCTTTTGAAAGTAAAGCTGAAGGAGCCTCCGCGCAGTGTGGACTGCTCCACATTACGAATCTGCTCCGGGCCGTCAAACTGATCCAATTCTTCAAACCAATCGATGCCAATGTAGCCGAAGGGCACTTTGATAGACTTTACCTTGCCGGGATCGTCCAGACCGAAAAACATGATTTTCTGCCCGGTAGGGAGATATGTGCATTCCATCGGGCTCACCGTGCAGCGGAACTTCCGGGTCAGGCCCAGCTGGGCGATGGCCCACACGACCTGTGTGTAGACGGTCGTCCGCAGCGTATTGCCGTATTTACGGAAAACGCAGGCGTGGATCAGCGGGTTCTTCAGGATCAGGAGAATGATCTCCAGCGAGATGTAGGAAGATTTACAGCTTCCGCGCCCACCCTTTTCAACCAGTTCATTGATCGTCCCGGCTTTAACCGCACGGTGGGACTCCGCAAACGCCGGAGAGATCGTTTCGGAAAGATTACAGGTCATCAATGATCTGCACACCTCCGTCATCTTCGCCGGCAGCGTCGCCCAGCAGGTCGATAATGACCTTTGCGGCCTTGGCATCGCCCATGGTGGCTGCTTCCGTCAGCCCGATGATCATGGCCATCTGGTTATCTACATCTTCCGGATCGACCCCTCGGCGGGCAATTTTATTCCACCGCCGCCGGTCAGACACCGGCAGCGACAGGTAGATATCAGCAGCCTCTTTCAGGCTGCGCTTACGTCGACGCGACGCGCCGGAAGCAATACCGCCAGCACGCCCATATTCCCTTGCTTCACTCTCGGTTCGCTGGTTGAACGGGATAAGGTTCTTTTCATTTGGCACGTCACCACCTCTCTCAGTCCAAAAAAGGAGCGGCGCGCTGGGCTATCACCCAAACCCAGCGTGCCTTGTAGGAGCCCGATACTATGGCCGCCTCGGCGCCGGGCGACGATCATAAGGAGATGCGATGCCGTCCCCTGATTAGACCATAGTGCGTTATTCAATTGTTGTCTATGCACGCAAGCAAAAAAGTGTTGCATATGCAATGCTTTTTTAACGCTTTTGGCCGAGCCACCCCACAAATGACCCGAAGATCCGGCACAGCCAGTCCAGCAGGACTGTCTTACTGGCATGGCGACACCGTCTGTACTCCAGCAAAATTGTCAAGAACTTGCTGAAGTGCTGCCGCTGCTTTTCGCCCCTTCTCATCTCTGCGACGCTCTGCGCCCGGAGTTCTGTCGGAAACTGCAATACTGCGGCTTCCGTGCTGCACGCGCATTCAGGCACAGCAGTCTCCGCAGATGCTGGTCTTGTTAAAACCTCTGGCGTGATATGGTACCGTTGCTTTAATGTTTCCTGCCCCCAGCATGGCTGCTGCGGAGTCGGCACAAGGGGCAGAGTGTCCAGGACATTCCCTTCGGTATAGAACCGATAAGCTACCTCACCCAGCGCCTGCATATTCAGCAGGTAAACTTGAGCCACACCAAACGAACGGCCAATGACCGCTAAACCTCGGTGCAGTGCACGGCTGACAACAGAGTGGTCGCGGATAATCAGCGTGGATATTTCCCGTACCGACAAGAACTCTCCAAAGTACAGATACAGGTACACGACCTGCACCTCTGTCAGGCAGGACAGTACCACACGCAAAATATCCGGCTGGCTCATGTCCAATGTCAGAACGGAGGATGTAGACAATGGCACCCCCGCAGCTTCCCGGCAGCGCACAGTTTCCTGTAAGGTCTTTTTGGCCCGGCAGAGGGTCCTTGAAACGGTGCTGCGATTTACGCCAAGCCTATCGCTGATCTTCTCCATTGTCAGCCCATCTGACCACAGTTTAAACATCTCCCACTGCCGTTCGCTCATCA